GTGGGGGAAAGTTGGGGGAGGCGGATCATGGGGGTAGAGGGAGCCAGCGTTTGAGGTGGTGGTGTTTTTCGGTGTCGATTTCGAGGAAGGTGTGGGTTTTCCCGTTTTCCATTTGGGAGGCTTCGACGGTGACGATTGCCCATTCTTCATGGCATTGATCCCAGACGGCGAAGTTGGGGGTGGGCCAGTCGAAGTCGCCGAGGATGGGGGTGCCGTCTTTGGGGGCGGTGTCTGGTGGGTGCCAGGTCATGAGGATTTTCAGCGTGCGCCGAGTTGGCGGTTTTGGTTGAAGGTGGAGGCGGCTTGGGCGATGCCTTGGATGGCGAGTCCGCGGATTTGGTTTTTGGTGTTGAGGGATTGGACTTTGGATTGCCAGAGTTCCATGGCGCCGCGTTGGCGGAGGGCGGCGGCTTGGATGGATGCGGAGCGGGCGGCATCGTTGATGGCGAGGGTCTGGGCGGCGGCGGCGCGGCCGAGGATGAGGGGGATGGAGCCGGAGGTGGTGGAGGAGCCGGAGGCGGCGGCGCGGGTGAGGAGGGTGGCGCGGGCGGAGCGGTCGTTGATGGATTGGCGGCGGATGGATTCGGCGGTTTCGAGTTCGCGGTTGTGGGCCTCCATTTCCGCGAGGCGGGCGTTGTATTTGGCAACTTGGCGTTGCATTTTGTCCTGGGCCTTTGCGCCGGAGATGGCGAGGCCGGTGGAGAGTAGACCGCCGATGAGGCCGATGGCGCCGAAGAACATGGTGATGGTGGGGTTATGCGAAAGCGTGTTTTTTGCCGGCGGCGTGGGCGCGGCGGCGGTCTTTGCGGTTTTTGCGCTGGTTTTTTGTGGGTGAGCTTACTGGGTGGTATGAGATGGAGGTGGCGTAGTTGGCGCGGTTGTCGAACATTGCGAGAGATGCGGCAGCGGCGAGACCGATAATGGATATGGCGGAGTTCATAGGGTAATTGGTGGGAAGTGAGGGGATAATGGCTGGGGTTTTGGGTGGGGGCGATTGAAGGGTTTAGGGTTCTTGGATGTTCCAGGAGAGGGAGGCGGCGCGGAGGGTGAGGGGGTAGGGGGAGGCGTGGGTGATGTTGATGGTGGTCTCGGTGAGGTTGCCGGGATCGAGGACGATTTCTTGCCAGCCATCGAGGAGGGGGGTGGTGATGTCCGGGTTTCTGTGGATGAGTTGGGCGCGGGCGGGCGAGGCGTTATAGACGGTGCCTTCGCGGGAGCGGTAGGTGTTGAGGCGGATCCGGTTGAGGCGGCGGAGGCGGCCGGCGGTGGAGCCGTCTTGGGCGGCGAGGTCGATGGGGAGTGAGTTGTAGGTGGCGGTGTAGGGGCGGCCGAGGTGGTAGCGGGCGTTGGTGATGGTGACGGGGCTGGTGTTGTAGTTGACGCTGGTGGTGGTGGGGACGACGGCGGTGAGGGTGAGGAGGGTGAGGGGGGTGTTTTGGAGGTGAGTGGGGACGGTGATGGAGGTGCCGGTGCCTTCGATGCCGTCGAGGTAGAAGTAGGGCCATGCGGGATCGGCAGGGAGGCCGGGGGTTTGGGCGGTTTCGAGGGTTTGGAGCCAGTGGGCGGGGAGGCGTTCGAGGTGGGAGGTGTTGCCGCGGTCGATGATGAAGAAGACGTCGTCGTCTCCATCATCCGAGGGGAGGACGATGACTTCGCGGAAGGTGCCGGAGGGGGTGGTGTGGCGGGACCACGCGGAGAGGCGCTCGGTGCGGTTGTAGGCGAGGTGGAGGAGGGTGCCGGGGCGGGTGACTGCCCAGAGTGCGGGCTCGCGGGTTTGTTGCCAGGCGAGGGAGCAGATTCCGGGTTGGGTGAGGTGTTCGGCAAGGCGGGTGAGGTCGCCCGCGGCGTTGGTGTCGTCTGGCGTGTAGGCCAGCTCGCGGAGGCGGGAGCCTTTGCGTTCGACGAAGAGGATGGCGTCGTTGGCGGGAACGGGTTGGAGGGGGATGGTGCCGAAGGCGGTGTAGGAGCGGGCGAGGAAGTTGGAGGGGGTGAGGGGTTGGTCGGATGTTTCGCTGCCAATGATCCATTCTCCCCGGGAGGTGCCGATGATGAGGCGGCGTTGGGAGATGATCCAGCGGATGGGGGCGAGGGCTGGGGTGGGGATGGGGTAGGTGATGGAGGTGTTGTCGTCTGTGCCGGGCTCGAAGTTGTTGAGGTCGTCGGATTGGGATAGCCAGAGTGTGGCGGGGGCGTAGGTGGTGCCGCCGAAGATGAGGCGTTTTTCGTGGAGGCCGATGGCGGCGGGAAAGCCGCGAAGGGAGGAGAAGGCGCCTTCCGCCCAGCGATCGGTCTGGCCGGAGAGGAGGGCGGTGATGGCGGTGCCGCGGATGGCGGAGGGGGAGATGTAGGTGGTGGCGAGGGCGGTGCCGCGGATGTAGGGAAGCTCGGGGGTGAGGACGGCGCGTTGTTTGCCGGAGGTGGCGGTTCCGGATTCGCTGGTGAAGGCGATTCGCATGAGGACGGGGGTGTCTTCTGTGCCGGAGTCTGCGACGTTGCGGTCTGCGGTGGCTTGGTAGCTGCGGATGGTTTCCCAGGTGGTGCCGTTGTCGAGGGAGCGTTGGAGGGTAAAGGTGCCTGACCAGGTGCCGAAGGTGTTGAGGTTCCAGCCGCCATCGACGGCGATGATGGGGGAGGTTTTGCCGTTGTTGGTGGTGAGGGCGGCGAGTTCGACTTGGAAGTCTTTGTCGTCTCGGGAGGGTGAGGCGGTCCAGTAGGAGCCGGGGGTGGTGCCTGAGAGGGCGGCGTGGGTGGTTTGGAAGAGGGAGGTTTCGAGCCAGTAGTCTTCCCAGTCGACGCCGGTGCCGGGCTCGGTGTCTGGGGTGGGGCTGTGGGCGGTGGTGACGGTGTAGGTGGCACCGTTGTGGAGGACTTGGAAGCCGATGGGGAGTTCCTCGGTGGCAAGGGTCCAGGCGGTGAAGGTAGTGAAGGGGCCGAGTTCTAGCCAGTAGTCTTCCCAGTCTGTGCCGGTGCCGGGTTCTGAGGCGTTGACGCCGGGGACGTGGTTGCCGTGGTCTTGGGTGCATTCGTAGAGGGTGCCATCGTGGACGCAGTAGTCGCCAACGTCCCATGTGTCGTCTTCGAGGTCTCCGCCGCGGTCCCATTGATCGCAGCGGGCGAAGTGGGTGGTGTTTGGGGGAGCGTTTGGTTCTTCCGTGTCTGGGAGGTTGCGGAAGGCGAGGAGGCAGATGTGGCCGTATTCGAAGGGGTCGCCGGGGTCTACGATGGAGGCGACGAAGATTTCTCCGGGGGTGAAGAGGCGGAAGGTATCGAGCCAGGGGGTGGCGGTGCGGGGGCCGGCGGTGAGGGTGATGGCTTCACCGGGGAGGAAGAGGCGGCGCCGCCAGTTGGTTTTCCAGTCGCCTCCGCGGCCGGGCTCGGTGGACAGGGATGAGGTGTGGGTGGTGAGGGATACCCACTCGGCGTTTTGGGAGACGACGGTATCGCCGGGGGTGTAGGGGTTTTCCGGGGTCCAGTTGTTGGAGACGGGGTGGGCGAGGACGGTGAGGGTTTTGTTTGGGTCGAGGTTTTCGTCGAGGGAGGGGGCGTTGGTGAAGGGGATGAAGTCGAGGGTCCAGGAGGTATCGGTGAGGCGGCGGAGGCGGAGGGGCGCGGTGGAGGGGTGGGTGATGAAGGCGGTGTCGTTGATGGCGATGAGTTGGAGGTCGCGCAAGGGAGCGTCCCAGTAGCCGGTGGTGAGGGGGCTGGGTGGGGTGGCGAGGGTGAGGTTTGGCAGGCAATCGAGGGTGGCGGCGGTGGTGCCGTTTGGGCGGAGGATGCGGAGTTTTCCGGCGGTGAAGTGGAGGATGTAGCGGGAGCGGTCTGTGGCTTGGAAGGGGAAGGCGCGAGTGTTTGCGCCGGCGGTGAGGGTCTGGGCAAGCCAACGGAGGCCGGGGCGTTTGGTGATGGAGCCGTAGGGGAGGGCGAGGAAGTTTTCGAGGGTGGAGGCTGCGCCGAGGTGTTTTTCGAGGTCTAGCCGGAAGCGGAGGTGGGGGGAGATTTCTCCGGAGTTGAAGGTGAGGAGTAGGGAGTTCATGCGTTCGGGGGTTCTGGGGTGTAGTCTGGGGAGCCGGAGTAGCGGCGGCGGGCGCGGGCGAGGGGGGAGCGGAGGATCATTTCCCGCATGGGGTTGTTTTCGTTTGAGGAGGTTTCCTGGGAGTCTTTGAGGGTGGCGCGGGCGAGGGTCTCGCGGTGGTCTGAGAGGAGCTGGGCGGCGAGGTTTGGGGAGCCGGTGATGCGGGTGGCGATGCGGGAGGCGAGGAGGTAGCGGAAGGCCTCGCGGAAGGTGGCAGACCAGTCGGAGGCATCGCTGGTGATGTATTCGATGTGGAGGCGATCGGTGAGGGCGGCGAGGGGGGAGAGGAGGAGTTTGCGGCCGATGATGCGGAAGTCGGTGATAGGGGCGCCGCGATCCGGGCCGGTGAGTTTGAGGACGCGGAGGCAATCGGCGGGGAGGTCGTAGGCGGTTCCCCAGTCTGGGAGGAGGGTGGTGCGGCCGCCTTGGAATGGGGTGGAGGGGACGGCGGCGAGGGTGCCGGTGCCGTCTGAGCCGGGGGCGTTGGCAAAGGTTTCTTCGAGGGCGGCGTTTGCGGCGGCGATGGCTTGGGCTGCGGTGGGCGGGGAGGCGACGAGAGTGGGGGTGCCGGTGGCGGATCCGGTGGCGGTCCAAGAGGTGACGAGGTCAGGAGTGGCTCTGTCTTCGGTGGATTCCCAGCTGGTGCCGGGGCTTGGCGGGTTGGTGATGATGAGCCATTTGGTCCCGGTCCAGTAGATGATGGAGGTGAAGGATAAAGTGAATTCCGGATAGTAGTAGGCGGGGCGGTCGTTTTGGAGAGTGCCGAAAAGGTGGGTTTCGGTTACGTCCGGAGAGAGGGTGCCGGTGATGGTGATGCGGTGTTTGGCTCCGGCGGTGATGAGGATGTGGTTTGCGGTTTTGGCGACGGTGAGGGCGTGGCCGGTGGAGGTGGCGATTTCTGCGGTGAGGAGGTTGCCATCCGGGCCGGTGGCGGCGGCGGTGATGAGGATGTCGTTGTTAGTGCCGGTGGGGTTGAGGGTGGCGGTGGCGGCGCGGGCTTCGTCGAGGGGAAGGAGATTGGCGGGGGCGGTGCCGAAGGCCCAGTGGTGTTGCTCGAGGAGGACTTCGAGGGTGTGGTTGTAGTGGAGGCGGACGGTCTCGGCGGTGGTGGAGGTGTCCGTTTCGAGGTCGGTGAGGGGTGGCTCGCCGAGGAGGTCGAGGGCGAGGTTGGCGATTTGGGTGGAGGTCATTGGGGAGCGGAGAGTGGGATGGTGAGAGGAAAGAAAAACACCCGGCCCGAGTTGGGCCGGGTGTTCCCCTAATTACCCCACCGGATCCTCAACCGATGGGAGATGGTTTGTGTGTGGCGTGGTGGCTCAGGCCTTGGCGCGGTAGGCGATGATGAAGGTGAGCGTGGTGCCGTTGGTGATGGTGTTGGCGCTGGCTACGGTGGCGTAGATTTTGCCTTGCTCGGTGATGCGGTAGGGGGTGACTGCCGCCTCGGGGACGCCGGTGGAGCAGAAACCGACCAGGCCGCCGGCGGAGAGGACGATGCCGTCCGCGTAACGGTCGGTGTTTCCTGCGTCTCCGACGTCGAGGGTGAGGGTGGTGCCGGGATCTGCGGAGCATTGGACTGAGCAGAGCTGAGGGACGACGACGGCGCCGACCGGGACTTGAGCCGCGGGGACGATCTCGAGGAGGTCGTTTGCGGCGGTGTTTCCGGTGAGGGTGACGGTGGCGGTGGCGAGGGCGACGATGCCGAAGGCGTCGTCTCCATCGCGGAGGCCGTCACTGGCGCGAAGGGCTGCGGCTTCTTGCAGTTGGACGAGGGTGGATTTGAAGGTGGCCATGGTGGTAAGTGTGTGAGTGTTTGGTGGGGGTTATGCCGGGGAGGTGGTGCCTCCCCGGCGGTGGGGGTTAGGCGGCGGACAGGTCGAGGCAGTTGATTTGGACGACTTGTTCTTCCTGGTGGCGGCAGGCGTTCATCGCGTATTTGGTGACAAACTGGACGGCGTCGTCGAGGTCGTTACGGATGGAGACCTTGTGGGCCATGTCCTTCCAAATATCGAGGTGGAGGCCATCGGAGGTCCAGACGGCGGATTTGACGATGGATTCTCCGCCATCGGTGCCGGTGAGGAGGCCTTCGTAGTGGATCCAGTTGACTCCAAGGAACTGGGTGATCATGCCGTTTTCGTCGAGGACGGGCGGCAGGAAGTCTTTGGAGAAGAGGCGGGAGCCGGTGGCGGCGTTGGCATCGTTGAGGAGGGCGGCGTTGAGGTCTGCGTTGAGGAGTCCGCAGAGGCGGACGCCGGCGGCGCGGGCTTCATCGTTCCAGGCCTCCGACTTGCGGAGGAGTTTGACGGACTCGATGATTTTGGCGACGGTCATGGCGGAGTCTGCGGCAGCGCCGGTGTGGACGTAGTCGATGGGGATGGTGTGCTCGGCGAGGATTTCGACGGGAGTGGCTCCGGTCTTGCCTTTGTAGTTGGTGCCGAGGAGACCTTCGACGAGGATGGAGTCGGTGCGGCGGCCGAAGGTGGCGGCGTGGACCATGAGATGATCGCCTCCCGGGAGAATGGTGGGGGCAAGGAGGATTTCGTCGAATTCGTCGGCGCCGGTGACTTTGCGGAATTTGCGCGGGGTGTTCCAGCGCTTCTCGGTGTCGAGGTCGGAGATGACGACTTTCTTGTAGCGTTGGCCGGTGGTTTCCTCATCTTCGCCAGGGAGGACGAGGTTGTGGGTCTTTGCTTCTCCGGTGCAGCCAGTGGTTACGACGGCGCATTTGCGGAGGCGGGAGACTTTCTGTTGGACGGTGTGTTGGAAGTTGCGACCGAATTGGGTCGTGAAGTGGTCTGGTACGGCGAGTGGCATGGTGGTGGTGGGGTTGGCGTGAATGCGGGTGGTTAGATCGCGTTCCGATAGTCCTGAGCGGGTCGGTCCTTGCGCGTGTCCTTGCGCCGAGGGCTGATTGGCTGTGACAGGTCCCCACCAAAGGGAGGATAGGCTGTGGCCGTTGTGGCGTGGTTAAGATGGTGCTGTTAGGGAGAGTTTGGCGATTGAAGGGGAGAATGAAGAAACCCGCCCCTTTGTGGGGGCGGGTTTGTGTGGCCAGGGGTGGAGGGGAGGTGAGGTTATTGGCCGGAGGCTTGTTTGAGGAGGTTGGCGACGGTGTTGTAGGCGTCTGGGTCTCCGTTTTTGTAGCGTTCTGACCAGGTGGGATCGGTGCCGTCCATGATGGCGTTTGCGCGTTCTTGTGGGGAGCGGAGGTCTCCGAGGCCGTTGGGGGTGCGGGCGTGGTCTTCTGCGGTGAGGCGGGCGACTTGGAGCATGAGTTTTGAAACCTCGGGCATGT